CGAATAATTTTTGTCCACAATCTATCTGTTTGATCCAAATCTAATGGATTAGTATCAACAATAGTTCCTTGTTTAAAACTTTTTCCAGCTGGAGGAACGAACTTAATCATTGCTCCTGCCTGGATATACTTTAATGTATTAGACGTGTAAGTACCTGTTCTTTGTAAAGTCAAATCAATAGCATTGATAAAATATCCAGTACTTTCATTTAGGTCGTTGGTAATCTGTGTCCAAAGAGTATTTGTATCAGTAAACAAAATTTTGTCAAATTTTGTTATATAAAAATTATAAACTGAGGTAGCCGTAAACAAAGGCTCTACGCTTTGACGTATAAAATTAAGTGTATCAATTCTAGTCAACGGTTTAAATGCTAGAGTTTTTTCACTTTCTTGTTTGTAAATTAATCCGTCATCAGCAAATACATTTACACTAGAATATTTTCCGCTAGCGTCGATAATATCGAAATTACGACTAACTCCGCTACTAGTTCTATTAATTGCTCTAACCTTTAAAATATCTTGACTGCTAGTTAAAGGCGCAAGATTATAATCTTCTGCGGTTATCATTCTATTCTGAGTATAATATTGTGCTGGCGCTTTTGTTCTAATGCTGTCCACTGATTCAGCTGGCACTGCGTTGCTGACAGTATATTTTAAACTCATACTGATTGATAAAACTTGACGGGTGCCAGTTTTGCTAACATAGGGGATATCAACACTGATGCCTCGCAATTCATTAGGCAATATGCTGTATGACAATCCGTTGCTTACACGATAATAAACTCGGAAGGGTCCCTGTGGTAAGTTACCATAAACACCGTCGGCAAATATTAAATCAACTCTATCATTGTTTTTAGTTGAAACTGCGTATATGTTTCTAATATTGTTTTCTACACTGTTGTAGGCAATATTATTTCCTACTAGAGCAGAAACTTTAGTCCACTGATCTTGCTGACCTCCGTTTGGTGAAAGACCAAATAACCATACATCATCATTGTTAATATTATCTGCATCAACTGAAACTTTTTCATTAGTAGTCGGCACAGCAATACTAAAATCAGCTAGTTCTAAACTACCTTGCTTGAACAATAAAAAGAATCCAGAGTTTACACTAGCAGATCCTTTACCGTCATTTTTATAAACAAAACCAATTTGATTTCCAGGAACTGGCGGTTCTTCGTAAAGTTCTTCGCTGCCTTTAAATGCCGTACTAACAATCTCAAAAGGCATACTTCTTCCTGCAACATTCTTTTCAAAAGAGAAGATAGGAATGTCTGTTCCTGTTGTTCTAAATCTATACTGTTCAGTTGGAATTCCTTGAATAGTATCGGTACCTTCGCTACGACCAAACTCGGTATTATCAGCCATTGCTGCATTAAGTACAGTAAGGAACTGTTCTCTCCAGTTAGCGTTAGTCGAATCATTCCAAATGATTGTTTGGCGGGCTAGATTCTTACCGTTAGCATCTAAGATATTTTCTGTGGTATTGATAGTATCAAATTTTAAAAGACCTTTGCTGGCAATATTCCTCTTAGCATTATAGCTCAACATACGAGCTATTCTAAGGACGCTTTCTCTACGAGATGCTAGTTCAATAAAGTTTTCTCTGCTGGCAAGGTCAATACGGAATGCTAGACTTTGACCAAGGAACGCTACTGCATCAATTAGTGCAAGATATTCACTGCTTTCAATATAATCGTTAAAATCTTCTGGGTAGTTTTCACGCAAGTACGTGATAATAACTCTACGCAAATTTTCAAAGTCGTAGCTTTTAAAATCAGCACTTCTAAAGGTTTGATATATCCTTGTCCAGTCCTGATTTAATATTAGATTTGTTTGTCTAGTTGTCGTAGTCATTATTTTTATACCCTATTACATATTTACCCTTAAAAATAATCAGGTCAGTTAACTATGTTATTTTTTCTATCAAAGTCAAAAGTCATTCTTTCGCTTACGTTGAAAGGCTTATAAACTATCTCAGCTTCAATTCTAATGCCCATATCTGTGCTGTCAATGGTTAGAGCAGTAACTTGTATTCTAGGATCGTAGTTAATAATTTGTTCTACATCTTCTGTGATTAATTTTTTAACTTCTGGTGTAAAGTTTTCAAAAAGCATATCCCAGATAATTGTTCCAAAATTAGGATTTTCTAACTTTTCGCCCTTGCGAATATAAAAATGATTTAATAAATCTTGCTTTACGAGATCGATATCATAGAGTTTAAAATTGTTCTTAAATTCATTAGAACTAAATCCTCTATATTTGAAACTTGTACTAGTCTGTGCAGTTGTGGCTTTATTAGTTGCCACGGATTTTTGATTGTATAGTTTAGCCATTATTCTTCTTCTCCGCCATCTTCTTCTCCGCCACCAGCGGCTGCGCCATCTTCTCCGCCACCTGCTTGTTCTCTGTCAGTTAATTCAGGTTTAAAATTTAACGGATCTTTGTTTTCGTGGTTGGGCCAAGGTTCGTGCATTGGGATTCTAAACATAATGCTTTCTAAAGGAGTATCGGTAGTGTATCGCTGACCAACCCATTCTGCTTCTGCAGGATTCACAACAATGTTACCGGTGACTCCTAACGCAAGAGTAGGAGTAGCTGCGGTTGCTTTAGTTGCTGCGCCAGCGTCAGGAGCTGCCGGACCATTAAGGTCGATAGAGCCTCCACTAAATTTTAAATCAGCTGCGCCAAAACTTCCACTACCTCCAGCAGTAAGTTTCATACTGGCGCCTGATTTTAAATCAAAACTTAGGCCGGCTTGCACATTCATTGTTGTTCCAGCTTTTACGTGTGTATCTAAACTGGACTGAATGTAAGTACTTAGAATACTTTTAAAATTATTATTCATTACCGAAGTTATATGATTATCCATTAATGTAGCGATGTGAACTTCACCTTCTGTGGTAATTTTTGTATCGCCTTTAACAAAAAATCTAGTATTAGCTTCTGTATCTACACGGAAGTTTCCGCCACCGTCTGGATGAACTGCCGATGCTTTCATATTGATATTTCTACCAGCTTCTATGTTTACGTCACGATCGGCATAAAAATTAAAATCTTGTTTAGTGTGAATACTAACACTGTCTTCAGCAAAGATGTCTATTTTACCATCACTGCTTAGTTCTATCCAACTAGTTCCTCTGCTATTACCAATGTAGATTAAATCTTCTGAATTGTGTAATAGCAACTGATGACCAGTTCTAGTTCTTAAGCGAATATATTCATCTGCTGGAATTTCAGGTTCACCGCTGTCACCATCTAATAAATCAGCATAGTCTGGTGGTCCTTCGCTAGCTGTAGTCCTACGTTGATAACGATCGTCACCGTCATCCATTACAAACTGACTGCCGCCTAATCTACTTACAGGAACAGGAGCAGGGCTTTGACTTTCAGTCTTACCTATAAATGCTTTTTTAGCACCATCTCTACGATCAAGAGGACCAGGCGTTAATATTCCGTAGACACTGCTAGGAACATTACGCCTACTAGTTGTGTAAGAAACTCCACGAATATCATCTTCAAGTGTACCTTCTTCTAAAAGATGGTTAGCAAAGGGATGCACTGGCTTACGAACTTTATCAACCTCCGTGCCATTTTCTAAATCGTCAGCATAGGCTCTTCTGTTTAATTCTGCTACTGGCACTGATGAAGTATCATATAATTCAGCTTCGCCTTCTGCAAATGCCACACTAGAACTAGTGGCAATTGCGGGCACCATGTGATTACTAAATCTATCAGGGACGCAGCCCATCCAGTATCCCTTACTAGGGTCACCGTCTACAAAAAATACCATTACTGTTACACCGATGTCTGGTGGCACAAAAAACATTCCATAGCTTTTTTGTGTGTCGTTATAATCGTCTTTGTTAAAGCCTTGGAATTCAAAAGGAGTTGCTCCAAAAAATGGGCTGCAATATCTTACTCCGTGTGTCTCTGTGGCGGTGCCTACAGTATTACCATCTGAACGCAGTAATGTAACTTCTAGGCCGCCCATAAAACTAGGATCTAAATGACCTACTACTTTTGCCAAAAAAGGACCGCCAGTCATATCGCTGGGTTTGTTTGCTGCTTCTCGTTTAATCTGTGCCATTTTTTATCCCATAAAATCGCCGAGGTCGGCATTGTTTTTTGCTATCTCTTCATCGGATAATGGATCTCCGGTAGGTCCTAAATCACCAAATAATAAATTCAAATCTTCAGCTTCGTCTCTGTATTCAGGCGCTTCGCTGTTTGGACTTGTACTGATAACATCAGCTAGGCTTACATCGTTGGCAAAGAATTTCTTATCTACTTCATAGCCGCCACCTTCAAAGTCTTGAGCCTGGTTAGGTTGACGTGTACACTCTAGTACCTGTGTAAACTTTCCATCTCTAAAACTATTAGTACAATGAATTACCTTGTATATTCCGCTGTAGGGATTAATTTTACCTTTAGGAAAACTATAAAGTCCGCCCACACCTGTTGTTCCCAATAAAGGTTCAACCGGAGTAGCAAATATTATTCTTATATAAGTATCCGTTCCCTGATAGTTTAAGCACTGATCTCCATCTATAAGAGCGTAAGGACCTTTTTCAGGACCGTCTTCTGATCCGTAAAAATCACTGATATAGTTTCCCATACCGCTGTCTGTAATCCAATAAGGATCACCTATTACTTCTAAATTTACTTTCATTAGGTCACCAGTACTACCTTGCATCAAAATCTTATTCATCATCATCTGTGCAACTTTTTGCGGTACGGTAACTGCACCGTAGCCACCTTTGGTAGTTACCTTGGTTACTTCCATCGATTTATGTGCAGGTGCATCTCCCTGAGTAGCTTGATTTCTAGGATCGCTTTCATTTGAAGCTACATCTTGCTGTCCTGGATCTTCTGCGGTGCCAGCTTGTGAGGGATTAGCTTCTGATTCGGTATTTTCTAAAGGAGTAGGATTTATACCGCTTTGAAATAATTGATTAATTTGAATATCAAATTTTATTACATTATTGTTTTTACCAGTATAGATATAATTGTACTCTTTGGCTACTAATCGATTTAAAGTTTTGTATCCCGGAGGGTTGGTACCCGGAGCCCTAAACACGCTAGAGTGTACATAGAACGGCATAACTCTAAAAATATAAGTTCTTTGTCTAGCGGCTCGCCTAACATCAAACTCTCCAATTTTAAGTTGTACATCGATTCTGAACCATTTGATACGACCTGCACTATCTAATTTACTAGGATCAAGAGCATTTTTAGCATAATCCGAACTTAATATTATTTGAGTGATAACATTTTGTACTGTAGATCCTTGGGGGAATTGAAATTCTCTCTGCTTGGGATCAA